CGATTTCTAGGAGTGGAGCTGTCGGAAGAGTACTTTGGAGTGGCTGAGGAGCGGATTCAGGAAAATTGTGACACAAAAGTGACACAAAACGATTAGCAAAAGAAAAAGCGGGTTATCGTCCGGCGTGCCCGGGAGCGATAACCCGCTGAAATCTTTCTGGTGCCGAAGGGGAGACTCGAACTCCCACCCCCTTGCGAGGACTAGACCCTGAATATATTAAAGGAAGTCAAACCTTCCCCAACCTTTACTTTATCTTTCTGAAAATCCTTGGCATTGTCTCCCCGTAATCCCAACCTATCCCAAGCTCAGGCGTGGCAGATACGGCACAGGAGCGGCACAGGAGGACGGATGCCGAGGGTTGAATGGTTCAAGACGAAGTTTCCCGGTGTGCGATACCGCGAACATGAAACCCGGCGGAATGGGCGCACTCCTGATCGCTACTTCACGATTCGGTACTATGCCCAAGATGGCCACGAAATGCACGAGGCCATCGGTTGGGCGTCCGAAGGATGGTCCGCCGAACAGGCGGCCGACATTAGATCCCATCTCCGGAAAAATATCCGAACAGGCCAGGGACCGCAAACGCTGGCCGCCATGCGCGGGGAGGCCCAGCGGATCCGCGAGGCAGAAGCCAAAGTCCAAGCAGCCGCGGCGGTCCAGGACATGACATTCCAAGGGTTGGGTGAATTGTATCTCGCCTGGGCCCGGGTCAACAAGCCTCGTTCTGCCATGACGGACGGCTACAATCTGGCCCATGCGTTCGGGGAAATCGGTTTGGTCCCGGCCAGGGACGTGAATGCTGCCCATATTGAGGCCCTGAAGACGAAATTCATGGCCGAAAAGGCTCCGGCCACCGTACGGCACATCCTGGGGATGGTCCGGCGCGTCTACTCGTGGGCGGCCGTCACTCCCAGGTCAACCGAAGATGCTACGCCGCTCTTCGTCGGGATCCCGCCGACCCATGGACTGTCAGTCCCCAAGCAGGACAACCGGCGGCTTCGTTTCCTTTCCAGGGAAGAGGCCCGGAAGTTGTTGGATGCGGCCGCGGGGTATCCGCCGCGCACGGGCGGCATGGACTTCCACGATATCTGCTGCCTGTCGCTCCATTGCGGCTTGCGCAAATCAGAGATCACGGGCCTGCGCTGGGAGCACGTCGACTTAGATAATACGCTGCTTTACGTGGTGGATGGAAAAAATTCGGTCAGTTCCGGAGTTCCAATCAATGCCGAGGCGCTGTCCGTCTTGCGACGGCGATATGCCGTTCGTGGCGAGTCGCCATTGGTTTTTCCTCCGCTCCACGGGGGAGTGACGATGCGGCATGTCTCGCACAACTTTACGGCGTTGGCCGAAAAACTCGGTTTTAATGCGGGAGTGGTAGACCGGCGGCAGAAGGTGGTCTTCCATACGTTGCGTCATACTTTTGCTTCCTGGCTAGCACTGGCCGGCGTGGACATTTATCGCATTCAGAAGTTGATGCGGCACAAGGACCTCACACAGACGATGCGGTATGCCCATCTTCTGCCAAGCGACGCCAGGGCGGCAGTGGAACGGCTTTGCCACCAGACAGATCAATGACGCCATCCAGCGAGCGCAAGCCGGTCAGGACGGCAATGCCTCGCGTTTCCACCAACCAGATCAGCAGCTCCCTCGCCGGGTACATGATGTCCCGGCCGAGCCGGAAGGCTCCTTTGGGCCCGGTCCCCTTGCTGTCGTTGTTGCATAGGACGTTCGGAGAAACGGCACCCCCCAGGAAGTAGCGCACGGCCCGACGGCTGATGTTCGGGGGCAGATGCGCGGCCCAGTTTTCAATCAGTTCCTTTTCTTCGTTTGACAATTTACGACGTTTCATGAGTGGGCTACTCCTCGCGGAGGAATATAGGTAAGGGTTAAGTGTCTCAGCCGGTCATTGCAGGATATGAACGGCAAGGGACGGATGTCGGTCTGCCAGGGTTGCTGTTGAGTTTGATCATTCTTTTTATCTGCTAAACGACTTTATTTATTTGTATAGTTACGAGTTTATTTATAGATATCGTTATCTGTTAGATATCTTTGCGTGATAGGATGCTTATATAGAAGGAGACTGGAATGAGCATGACGGAAGTTACATCAATAATTAGTGCAATAGCATCAGTTGTAAGTGTAATCATTGGTACGCTTATATTTAAAAGGCAAACTTCTCTTGATAAACCATATATCGAAATTAAAAATATTGGTGGAGGAAAATACGGTTTTGTTTGTATTGACATAATTATTATTAACAATTCAAAAGCTCCAATAAATATAGTGGGAGAAAGAATCATTGGAGCTACATTTGCAAAAAGAACAAAGGTAAGCAAAATTCCCCAAACAGAGCCATTAGTTGATTCTGGTAAGAGCTTTGATAATATTGCCATGTGTGTTGATTCTGGTGTGCCAATGGAATATACAGTTAATATTTGGTATAATCAGATACCAAAATTTACGTTCGTAGAATTAAAAAAATACTGTCCAAATAATGGATTAACTGGATATGTAATTAATGTTTATATTGACAAAATAGCTTCTAAATCGCGACTATTTCAAATGATAAATATTTATTTATCTAAAATTTTTTCTCGCATTCGTTCTGTCATAATGCATAGTATAATATGCTAGGTCTTTATGTTTAATAATAATTACGTATGGCCTCAATGGTACCACTGAGGAATGCTCCCCTTGGTCACTTTTATTGTGTTGTGATCTGGCCGATATCTCAGGGGCAAGTCCTGTCCGAACAAGCCGTCATTTATTGGCCCCCCGTTCGATAACTGCTTCACTCTCGGGCGAGAGTCGGATTTTCGAGCCGATGATGGGGCGCTGAGGCCGCTCTGACCGGACGGTCAGCAGCAGGATGAGCACACCCATAGCGATGAGGATCAATGCGTCGCTCATGACTTGCCCCTTTTGGCGATGCTTATGAGGGTCGAGCCGTCCTTGAATTCCGGCTTGAAGACCTCTTGGGGCAGCCAGCCTTTTTCCTGCAGCCAGAGGCGGTAGAGCCTGTCCCAGGTGGCAAACAGACGATCCAGGAGCAACACCTTGTCCGCAAAAGAGCCGTCTGGATCCTCACGGTCCCAGAACCAGGTTGTCGTTTCCACACGCATGGCGAAGTCGGAGCCCTTCACGCGGACCTTGTAGGGCTCGCCGCTGATGCCGAGCGTCAGATCACATTCACGGACAAGCATGGTGTTTTCGAGACCCTGCTTGATTTCCTCCGGATCGGAATCTCCAGTGATAGCCTTGATGACGACATTTCCGGCCGCATCTGCAATGGTGAGCCCTTCGAAATTGACCGCGACGTCGGTGCCGGCGACGTCCAGGGAGTGACCATCGTGCTCGTACAGCCAGTTCAGGAACAGGTTTCCGATGGAGTCCGGCCAGTCGTCAAAGCTGTCGACGACTGGCGTTAATGGCGAAATGGGCAGGACTGCCAGGTTGAAGGTCTGCTTGAAGAGGAACGAGAAGTGCTCAAGCAGGGCCGGCGTCGTGGCACACAGCCAGACTTCGGCGGGTGTCGCGTTTGCCGGAGTGATCCATACCACATCGGCCATGTTCGGCACCGGCGCGGCCTGGGAGAGCAGGGCGAGCCGGACGCGGTCCCGGATCTCGGCTTTTTCGTCCTTATTGGCGAAAGGGATGAGCACCTTTTCCTGGATCTCGGCCCTGCGGCGCTCAAGGAATTTCTTGATTTCGAGCCGGGTGCGCACATCCACGAGTTTGGCCGGCACGGACCGCTTGTCCATACGCAGCGTCCACACGAGATGCGCCAGGCGCTCCGGCGCTGAGGTGCGCCATTCACTGTCGGTCGGATCGTCGAAATTCACCCATCCTGCGGAAAGCTCATCCGGCAAGGTGTCGATGGAACGGAACCCGTGCCGGGCCAGATCCTCGACGGCATGCTGCAGGTGCTCCCGGGTTGGTTGCTCCAGGAGGCGGTAGCGGGTGATGGGGCAGGAGCGTTTGAGGAACGGCATTACTCGGACCTCTCCGGCATGAGCGTGAAAATTTCGTGGCCTGCCGCATGTACCAGAACATACAGCATGCTTTTGACCGCCCCCAGGCTATAGGCGCTGACGCGACGGACATGTCCGTGAACAAGCGTACGTGCATCTATGCGGTGATGCTCCTTGTTGTAGGAATAAAAGGCCGTGGTGCCTCCAATATTCAATTTCCGCGACATGACGAATCCTCCCTGTCTCCGGCGGGGGTGGCCAGCATGCGGCCGTCCGCAGCGTGTTTTGTCTTGAGAAACTGGAATGGGCTCAACGAACCGATGACTGCCTTGCCATCGATCCGCGACAAGTCCGGATGCCTAGCCAACGCCCGGATATGCGCGATCACGTCGTCAATGGCATCGCACACGGGCATTTCGTCGAGCCGGGGCATCAGGCCAGCACTCCGAAGGTATGGATTGCGGTGTCAGGCAGTATCTCGCGTCGGAGCCATGCCAGAATATCGCGCTGCAGGATGATGCAACCGGCGGCAGGGGCGTTGATGAGGAATTTTCCCGCGAAAGGTCCGGCCAGGACATCGGCCTGGGGATCCGGAAGCCACCCAACGGGGGGGCGGACAAAATAGGGGGACAGAAACTGGGAAAGAATATTGAGGGCAAGGCAGAGCGTGCCCAGTCCATAATGCCCCCATGTCTGCGGCCCGTCATAGTCGGCGCAATTGAGCGGTCGAAATCGGAAAAGCACGTTGGCATAAGGCAGGCCGCCCGACCGCACGAGGATGACGTCTCCGGCGAATGGCCCTAAGGGCGCGCGGTATGTCGCCTGGGCATGTGCAACTTTATCCAGGAGCCTTTCCCAGCATTCCGGTCCGACGCGTCTCTTCCGGCTGATCGTATCGGCCAACGGGTGGCGGCAGATCGCACAGGAGGTCATGCAAGCCTCCTGGCAGCCAGTTCCGGCCGTGCCTGATCGTAGCAGCCGCCTCGTCCCCACGCATCCTGCGAGGCCTGCCATTCAAGGGTGTTGTCGAGCAGTTCGGCGTCTTCCTCGGCCGCCTGCCGGATGTTGTACCGGACCAGGGCGAGACTCTCGTTCACCCGGATGTACAGCCCTCCAGAGACAAACAAGGATGACCTGCTTGGAATGATTGTGTCGGGGATTACCATACCTGCCTCCCAAAAGGGGCCACCGTCCGGGAGCGACGACGGCCCCAGGGTTCAATCCCGGGTGGACGGCCGATGCCGGCAACACACACCCATGCGGGTCTTGCTTGGGGAAGGGAGCCCGCTTCCTCTGCCAGCCGGGATCACGCGCCCGGTGCGCGGTTCGTCAGGGAGCCAAACAATAAAATTCCATGAGTTCGCCGCATCGTTGCCCTTACGAGCCCATTGCTGGCCCCTACTGATCCGACCGCCTGGCTGTGCCCCCCTCGGGGGCCTGGACCGGCCCGCATGTGCGGTGGCCGTCGTTCGGGGTGTCTCGCGTCGTTGTCCGTTAAATACGTTTATGGCGTACGATGTCAACGTAAAAATACGGTCAAAAACAAAAAAAGCCCGCTCAGAGCGGGCTTTTGGGGAGAATGTCTCCCGGAAAATGATTATATATTAACTATTTGTAAGGAATACGGTTAGATCTTGCGCCCCAACCAAATGACGCGACCGATGATGCGGACGTTTGAGTGGTCGTTGATGATGACATTGAGCGGAGGATATTTTGTTCCATTTTCACTAATAAGTACGATCATTCCGGGTGCTTTTTCTATGCGCTTGACAACAATCTCCTCATCTATGCCAATTCCATAAATATTACCTGGGATAACATCTGTTTGTGATTGATCAACGAGCACGGTGTCCCCATGTTTTATTTCAGGGGCCATAGAGTCACCGGAGACATCAAAAAGGACCATCTTTTTGGGTTGCCCATGAAGTGTAAGGAAGTCTGTCCGAAAAGCATAGTATCCAACAACATCTTCTGCTGTTTCAAAGGATCCGCCACCGGCAGAAAGACGAGCTTTTACTTTCGGGATATAGGTAAAGTCTCCGCCGTCGCAGTTGATATCACTGGATTGCATTGGAATTTTAAGAACTTTTCTCCCGTAGTTCAGCAGCTCCTCATATTCCATGCCTAAAGCCTTGGCGAGCTGTCGCCGTGTTTCTTCCGCCCCATAGGTTCGGCCTTTGAGAATGTCATTGAGATAGGAAGAAGAAATACCGGCATCACGGGCCAGCTTGGCCTGAGCACCGCGCTCGGCTTTATCCAGCAGCTGCTGTAGGGCAACCCGGAAAATCGTATCCAGCGGTTCTTTCGCCATGCCTGCGTTGATAGCGGACGGGGTAGTCTCCAAAAAGTCTCCGGACACGTATAGCCCCCTTGACTTTGTACGCTGATACCGTACATATCGACGCATGAAACTGAAACGCGGAGATCAACGCCGACTCGCGTCGGCCATCGGTCGCAAGCCGTCTACAGTCTGCGATTATTTGAAAGGTCGAATCCGACCGTCATACGAAACCGCCACGCGCTTGGCAGCCGAGACGGGTACGCACGTCCTCTTTTGGCTGGACCGTGAAAATTACGACGAGACTGGTAAGCCTCGCGAGCCCGCCGCAGGTGATGGACCGGTCGTCACGTTCAAGCTGCCGCCGGATGCTGCGTAAGCTAATTTATCTGCAAACCCAGCAAACGAGAGGACTATTTTATGATCAAACTGGACGCAGACGTACCCACCACGACGCACGGCTTTTTCAAGTACTCGATAGATGTGCTGGATATCTCGGGGTTGGCGCGCATTTACCGCAAGGAACACAGCACACTGTACAAATATGCCAGGGATCCGGACCGGTTTCCCGAGGGCGAAACACGCCAGGATCCGCTGAAGCGGCTGCTCGTGCAATGCCGGGACATTATCAAGATAGACGGGGAGCGAGGCATCGCCGCCGTGCGCGTGGTGGCCGGAATGTTCGCCGACCTGGCAGGCTGTGATGTATCACCGCGAGAGGCAGTGCACCCGGATAAGGCAGACGTCAAAGGGGAGTGCCTCGACGACTACCCACCCTTGGTCAAATTGCACGAGCTCATCACTGCGCACGCTCCCAACGTCGTTGCCCGCGACCAGATGCGCGCTGTCGTCCAGGAGCTGCAGGAGACTCTCGCGGCCTATGAGGCCAGCGCAGATGAAGGGGCAAGGGCATGACCAGAAAAGCCAGACCCCAAGCCACTTGGCGGGGAGGTGCGCGGCTCCTGCCCCTTCTGGTCTCACCCGCCCCCGCGCCCCTCCCTCAGGGCCACGGCAGAAGTCGCAAGCTCCCAAAGGCCCGGGCGTTTCGGCGGGTCCTTCCTAGGCCTACCCCCCAAGCGGGGCGGCAGACCCCCAAAAAATCACTAAATTCGATTTCCCAGAATCCATTGCACTTTTTCATTTCTAGTCGAACTGTCAAACAACTGACGGTGTTTTGCTGATGGCCGGACGCAAGCGGGATGACCTCGAAAATATCGAGATCCAGATGCGCAGCCGACGCGAAGCCGAGGCTGCGCAGTACTCCCAGTCCTCGCCCGATCCCACAGCTGTCACCCCGGATTTTTTGGCCGCTTGTGCCGAAGACGGTGAACGCGGTGCCGCCGAGATGTTTCGTCGCCTGTACATGACCTGGGACGGTTCGACCTCTCCGGACGCCTACAAAAAGAAGCGCCTGTTCTGTCCAGATCCTGATCTTGGGTGGCATTGGTGGGACGGAAACCACTGGAATCCAGACCGATCATTGCGCGTGCTGGAATCAGTTGACGGCGTGGTTGAAGTGCTGCGGAAGGAATCCGACAGGCAGTGGGCTCTTTATCGACAGGCAAAAAAAGAAGGTGATGACGAGGGTAAAACCTTGGCAGAACACCGCGCCCGCTCATTTTGGAAAATGGCCAAGCTGCTCAACGGAACCCGTACGCGAAAAAGCATCCTGACCCTGGCAGCAGCCGGCCGGGACGCTCCACCGTGGGACCGTTCCCCCTGGTTGCTGCCGGTCGCGAACGGGGCGGTGGATCTCAAAACAGGCCGTCTCATGCCGGGGCATCCCTCCGACTACCTGCGTAGCGGAGCCCCAGTGGCCTACCGCGAGGACGCAGTCTGTCCGCTTTGGGAGTCTTTCCTCTTACAGGTCATGGGGGGGGACGGGAAAATGGTCGCCTTCCTCAAGCGGGTTTTGGGCTACGCGATTACGGGGTTGACGATCCACCACAAGTTTTTCGTGTTCTGGGGCCGATCGCGGAATGGAAAAGGGACCATCATCGAGACCGTTAAAAAGGTCATGGGGCCTCTGGCCGGACCGATCCAGGCCGAGATGCTCCTGGACCAGGGGCGTTCCCGCTCCTCTAATTCGGCCAGCCCGGATATCGTCGACCTCATGGGGCGGCGGATCATCTGGGCCTCGGAGACGGACGAAAATAGGAAATTTTCGTCCGCAGCCGTGAAGCTCATGACCGGCGGCGACACCCTCAAGGGGCGGCCCCTGCAGGGTATGATGATCGAGATCCAGCCGAACCATACCCTCTTTCTCTTGACCAACGAACGTCCGAGCGCACCGGCTTCCGATCAAGGTTTTTGGAGCAGGTGCCTGCTCATCAAATTCAACGAGCGTTTCATCGAAAATCCGCGGCTGCCCAACGAGCATCCGATGGATGTCGATCTGCCGTTCAAGCTGGAGGCCGAGCTTGAAGGAATCCTTCGCTGGTTGGTGGAAGGGTGTCTTGAATGGCAGCGCGACGGTCTCCAGCCGCCACCCCGGGTCATCGCGGACACCGACGAATACCGGGGTGACGTGGATATTCTTGGTCGCTTTCTGTCTGAGGACTGCATCCGTTTCCCAGGGGCGAAGACTCAGTGTGCCGAGCTGTACGAGCACTACGAAAAATGGGCTAAGGCCAACGGACTCAAACCCTGGTCGAGCATCAAGTTTTCCAAAGAGTTGGTTGCGCGTGGGCTGCAAAAAACAAAATCAAATTATATCTATTGGTTAGATGTTGAAATCAAGACGGAATTCAACGCAGACAGGTGCGTCGGATGGGAGAGTTTGTAAATGATCCCGGCTTATTCCCAAAAAACTCCCACAACAAAATACTATCTATTCGAATTAGTTAAGCACATTTTTCTTCATATTTGGGAGCTTTTTTCTTTTTACCATACGCACACAGGGAAAAAAATAAAAAATAGAGAGGATGCATACAGCGCTGTATGTGCGCAAAAAGCTCCCATCCCTCCCATGTCCAGTCTGTGGGCCAATAAACACTCCCATATAACCTCCCTGCGTGACCCTGATTTCAGGAATTTGCTCCCTGCCGGGGCAACTCAGGGAGCGGAGGGCACATGGGTATAGCCGAAAAGAAGCTCTCCGCCTCTGAGCGCCGGGATATCGCCCTGGCGCTCATCCCTGATGCCAAGGACCAGGGAAACGGCCGGATTCAGGCGTTGTGCCCGTTCCACGCAGACACGAACCCCTCGTTCTATTACTGCTACGCCGAGGACTGGTATCGCTGCTACGGCTGCGACGAACGCGGCGATTTGTGCCGGCTGTTTTCCAGACTCAACAACCTCAATGACAGTGACGGGTTTGTGGAGTTTTCCAGACGTTATATGGGGGGGCTTCCGAAAGGCGGGAAGGGGCGGCACGGGTATGAGGCCCCGGCCTTGCCGAGACAGACTCCCGGTGGTCCGAAATTCACCCCTGGCGACCCGCCTCCCGCCTCGGTGATATGGCAGGCCCGGGCCCGCAAGTTTGCGGACTATGCCCACGAGCAGCTTTTTTTGCCGGCCAACTCCGCCGCCCTAGCCTACCTGCGCGGCCGGGGGCTCACCGACGAAACCATCCGGGCCTATAGCCTCGGCTGGAACCCCAAGGACTATTTCCGCCCGCGCCAGGCCTGGGGAATGTCGGCCGAGAAAAAGCCGAATGGCCAGTGGCGGCATCTGCGTCTAGCCATGGGCTGGGTGATTCCAACCATCGTCGACGGCACGGTCCGGCGCCTCAAGATCCGCCAGACGCCGGAGGAGCTGCAGCGCAACCCCCAGGCCGCCAAGTATCTGCAGGTTCCAGGAGGAGGGCAGGGCACCTGGATCATCGGCCCTGGCCGGCGGGTGTTTGTGCTGGTCGAAACCGAGTTTGACGCCCTGCTTGTGATCCAGGCTGCCGGCGATCTGGTGGGAGCCGTGCCCCTGGGCTCGGCCTCGGCCCGGCCGGACAAGGACGCGTTGCCGATCCTGCGCGACGCCTCCTTGCTCATCGACGCCCTGGATTCCGACGAGGCCGGTGCCAAGAATGCCGGTTGGTGGGTCGAACAATTTCCGCGCAACCACGAACGATGCCCCATCCCAGACGGAAAAGACATTGGTGAGTACGTGAAGGCCGGCGGGGATCTGCGAACCTGGGTGCTGGCCTGCCTGCCGCCGGCCCTGCGCGAGGTCATGACGAGTCATCCGGTGAGCGCCCTCACCCCGAAACCTGCCGCGCCGGGACCGCGCCGGAAACCGTCCAGCATCGAAGAGGCCGAGGAACGCATGCGCCGGGAGATAGGAGAAGGGCCCCTGCGTGAACAAACCCTGGAACTGTCGCTTTTGCTGCGGACCACGCCGGAACTCTTCGCCGTGGCCACGCCGAACGGTGGCATGGCCCTGCGCTACCCGGCAGGCTGGGACCGGCACAACGAGGATCGGCTACGGGAGGCGAGCCGCCTGCTGTTTGGCGACGCCGGCATCGCATTTATCAAATACGTCGACCTTCCCGTGCGTCCAGACGACTGGTGGCCGGGGAGATAGGAGGACGTCATGGGAAAATGTCCCCGCTGCGCCGGGCTGGAAAAGGCCCTGCACGCTGCCGAAACGCGGAACATGGAACATTCCAAGCGCGAGACCGCTCTTGAAGGTTTGGTCAAGGAGATGCTCGACCAAGGGGAGTTCTCGCCGCTGATGCTCGAGCGGATCCAGGCCAGCAAGTTGCGCCTGGACGCGGGGAAGGCGTGAGCAAGACCAGCTTTGCCTCCCCGGCCGAGGTGGCGGCCTATATCCTGGAGATGGGATTCTACAAGGTCACGCGCCGGACCATCTATAATCACGTCAAGGCCGGATTCCTCAAGCCGGACCAGGCCGGGCGCTACCCGCTGGCCACCGTCCGCAAATATGCTGAAGCGCACCTGTCCCCCCTGAGCGAACCGGCCGGCGATGCCGGTGACCTGAACAAGGATCTCATCGCGGCCAAGACGGCGCGGGAGAACGCCCAGGCCCGGCGGTCGGAATTTCTGCTCCAGAAGGAAAAACGGAAGTATGTCCACGTGGCCGATCATACCCTGGTTTTGGCCGGCCGGTGGCAGATCCTGCGTGAAGGGCTGGATTCCCTGGCCTCGGCTGCGGCCGGGGACGTGGTGGACATGCTGGGAGCCGATTCGGTCAGAATCGGCGAGGTGATGGCCTACCTGCAGCGGGAGTTCCGGGCCTTTCTGGCGCAATTCGCCACGGCCCGGGATTTCGAGGCGCACTTGACCGAGGACGACATGGACGAGTTTCTAATCCGCTTCAGAGGAGTGCCAGACGTCAATGACGTTCCCGCCGATTAGATTTTCCCTGCGCCAGGCCGAACGCCGCGTATGCGAACCGCCCTCGGCCACCGACCCAGCTGCCTGGGCCGAACAGTTCCGCACGGTCTTTGCCGGTGAACGAGCCGGAAGGCCGTGGCGCAACGACTACGCGCCGTATCTGACCTTTCCCATGCAGGTCCTGGCCTGGCCTTCCGTGCGTCGGGAGAATCTGTGCTTTGGTCCCCAGTCGGGGAAGACGCAGGTCGCCCTTAATTTTTTGGGCTGGGTGGCCGATTGCCATCCAGCGCCGGCTGGATGGGTCATGCCGGACGAGGATGCCAGCAAGCGTTCCTACGAAAAACGGCTCAATCCTCTTTTTACGAAAACGGATCGGCTGCGCGGTCTCCTGACCGGCCGGGCCCGGGACCTTGGCTATTCCGGTATCAGGTTGGCCAACGGCTTTGATTTGATCATGCCCAGCGCCAAGTCTGTTTCATCCATCGCTTCGGACTCCCTCAAGTACGTCGTTGAGGATGAGACAGATAAATACGGCGATTTTGCCGGTAACGAAGCCAGCCCGATATCGCTTATCGAAGAGCGGGTCCGCTCCTACAGCAACACGGCCGTCATCATCAAGATGTGCACCGTAACCACGCCCGACGGCGTCATCTGGCAGGCCGTCGAGAACGAGTCCGACGTCGTCTTCGACTACTATGCCCGCTGTCCGTTGCCGTTGTGCGGCCAGTACCAGCTCATGAAATACGAGCAGATCAACCATCGGGGCGTGGACGATCCGCGCGAGATGGAGCGGACCCGGGCTGCCCGGTACGTCTGCGAGTACTGCGGCGCCGAATGGGATGATCGGATGCGCAACCAGGCAGTGGCCGGCGGCGAGTGGCGGCCGCGCCGGGACGTGCCGGCGCCGACGTCGGTCGGGTTCCACTTGCCGGCCTGGAACAGCCGCTTCGTCAGCCTGTCTGAATGCGCTGCGGCCGGCTTGAAGGCCAAAACCAGCAAGGTCAAGAAGCAGCATTTCGTGACGCAGATCTGCTGCCTGCCCTGGGAAGATGTGGTTCGGGATCCGGAAGAGGAGCACCTGAAGGAACACGTCGACCAGGAGTTGCAGCCCGTGACCGTGCCTTCAGGAGTCGTCGCCCTGACCCTGGCCGTGGATATGCAGCAACGTTTTTTCGTCTATTCAGTGATGGCCCATGCCGTACGGCCCGTGCGGGTGTCGTGGATTATCGACTACGGCGAGGTCGTGACCTGGGAGGACCTGGAGACAATCGAAGCCTCCACGTGGCCGGTCCTGGGTGGTGGACGAATGGGCATCTGGCGCGGCGGTCTCGATACCGGCGGTGGGAAGGGTGAGGACGGCGTCTGGTCGCGCACCGAGGAAGCCTATCTCTGGTTGCAGCAATCCAAGCGCCGCGGCCGGATGTTTGGCCTCAAGGGCGCGTCCCGCCCCATGCACAAGCCCATCGCCCGCACCGATGTGGACGTGCTGCCCAAGAGCAAGCGACCGTTGGCCCATTCCATTGAACTGCGCACCATTGATACAGGCTATTTTAAGGACATCGTGGACGAACGGCTCAACGATCCGGAGACCGGACGGCCGATCCATTTTCACGCGGAGACCGGCGCTGATTATCTGCGGCAGCTCACGGCCGAAAAGAAGGTACGCGATGCACGCGGCCGCGTGGCCTGGGAACAAAAAGGCTCGCGGCCGAACCACCATTGGGACTGCCTCGTCTACCATGAGGCCCTGTGCAGCGTGCTCTGGAAGCCGTGCCTGGAGCTTCTTCCCCGGCCTCAGAGGGTAGTCGGCAACGACAGGCAAGAGGAAAATGTGGTCCAGCCTCAACCAGGGCCGCAATCGATCCTGGATATTCGGGCCGGGCTCATGGGGCGCGGCTCATGGGGGAGCGGGAGGTAAGCATGGGTGAGAAGGACAAGGGGCTCAATTACCGGCAGATCATGGAGCTGCTCGGTATCAGCAAATCCACGGTCTATTCTTTGGTGCAGACCGGACAATTGCGGGCCTACAACGCGGCCGTCAAAAAAGGCATCCGCGTCCGGGAGAGCGAGGTGGAGCGGTTTCGCCGGGAAAGGGAGGCGTAACCCTTTCATGGTTGTCATGGTCACGTATCCCGCGTTATCGGTCTTCCAAAAAGGGGGCCGATATGCGCAAATTTCCCGCCCGCGTGGCGGCTGCGGTCTGTCTGGCGGTGCTGCTCGCCGTCGGCTTGGCCGTGGCCCAGGGCGACGTGTTCCATGGCAACGTCAAGTCGCACATTTTCCATCGTCAGGGGTGCAGGTATTTCGATTGTGCTGCCTGCACCGTGACGTTTCAGTCCCGGGAGGCCGCCGTGGCCGCCGGCTATCAACCCTGCAAGGTTTGCAAACCGTAGGGGGTTGGTATGGCGACACTGGAAGAAGTTCAGGCGCATCTACCGATGCTTGACGGGCCTTCAAGGTTGTTTCTACGAGGCGAGATAAAGGCACTTCCAACGCTTTTGGATGATGGAGAACAGATAAACTATGCCGTTAAGGGCCATTCTTGGGGTTCAAACGGCCTTTTTATCGCAACAAACAAACGTCTTCTCTTTGTCGATAAGCAGTTTCTTCGCGTGAAAACAAAAAATTTTCCTTATGAAACGCTCACTGAGATTGAATCTGATTCTGGACTCATACTTGGGAAAATCGTTGTCCGTACAACGGGCGGCAAGTTTACCCTTAAAGGCGTTCCACGTGAGCATGTAAAACCGTTTATTGATGTTATCCGTGAAGGGATGTCGACCAACCGAGAGGGCCGCACCCCTGCCGATGACCGCATCTTATCCCAGCTAGAGCGTTTACAAGCGCTACGAGATCAAGGCGTTTTAACGGAAGCTGAATTTCTCGAACAGAAGGGCCGCATCCTCGCCAAGTCGCAAGGGGGTATTCATGGATAACACCTTACGCTTCAATACCGACCGCCTCAAACACCGGAAGGTCGACGAACTCCTCGGTATTTGTGCCGGCATCGCCGCCGATGGCGTCGTGAATATGGAAGAGGCAGCCTTCATCCGCTCCTGGCTTGAAGCCAACCGCGAGGCGGCCACCTGTTTCCCTGGTGACGTTCTGGTCTCCCGGCTCCGCGACATGCTCGTGGATGGAACGCTGGATGCCGAGGAGTCGGCCGATCTACTGCAAATGCTGAGGCAGTACTCCGGGCAGGCGGGCACTGTGGAGGTTCCCGCGCCAGCCCTGCCCCTTTTTTGTGATGACCCAGCCCCTCCGGTGGTTTTCCAGGATAAGTCCTTCGTCATGACGGGGATTTTTGCGTATGGTCCTCGGGAGGCGTGCGAACAGGCGACCCAAGCACGCGGGGGCATTGCGCTACGACATATAACGGATGCGACCACTTATGTGGTCATTGGTTCCGCAGCCAATCCGCAATGGAAACACGCGAGTTTCGGTACAAAAATCGAACAGGCCAAGTCACTGAAAGAAGCAGGGCACCCCGTGGCGATCATTTCCGAGGATCATTGGGCCGAAGCCGTGGTGGCCACGCCTGAAAAGCCAGGAATGCCATTATATAATGAACGCCGCCAATCTGGTGGCCCAGTGGTCGGGAAACGGTTTCTTTTCACCGGGACACTTTACGGCATTTCACGGGCGACGGCCCAGGAATGGGTAGAAAGGCTTGGAGGCACGGTGGTTTCCTCCGTCAGCAAAAAACTATCCTATCTCGTATGTGGCTATGATCCCGGAACAAAACTTGAAAAAGCGGTTTCTCTCGGGATTGAAATCCTTGACCAGGATGCTTTCTTGCGCATGGTTGGGCGATCAGGGTGAAAGAATGTCCCTCCTGGTCTGGTCCGGCCCCGTGCGGTTCTTGTACGGGGCTTTTTTGTTTGCTTGACACGATTGCCAACAAATCATACATTTCCTGCCAAGGGGTGATATGAGCACAATTAATGTCAGAAATTTTCCAGACGACCTTCACCGTGCGGCGAAGGCGGCAGCCGCAAAGGAGGGAAAAACCCTCCAGGACTGGTTTATTGAGGCAGTTAGGGAGAAGCTGGAGAGGGATAAGGAATCCAAATAAACGGCCCCAGCCGGATGCGGGAACATCCGACCAGGGCCTAACCACAACCCACCTTTACAGGAGGTGAATCATGGCTTCGGCCTCTTTAAACAATCCCCATTCCGGGGGCAATGCCTGTGCTTTTCCGATCCTTACCGTCATCGCCGGCCATCCGGTGGTTTCGTCACTTGATGTCGCCGAACACTTCGGCAAGCGGCACGATCACGTCATTCGGTCCGTCCAGGCGCTCATCCGCAACTCTCCGGAGTCGTTTGCTGCCCCCAATTTTGGGGCCAGTGAATATACCGATTCCACGGGCAGGACACTTACCGCCTACAACCTCACCCGTGACGGCTTCACGTTGTTGGCCATGGGCTTCACAGGCAGGAAGGCGCTGGCCTGGAAGCTGCGCTACATCGAAGCGTTCAATGGCATGGAGGCGGAGCTGGCCGCACGGCGCGAGGCCGAGACGGCGGACGGGGTGTTTCTGCGCCGGCTGGCCCGGCTCTCGGCCGACGTCCGGGCCGGGCTGCTGCGCTTGGCCCAGCGCATCGAAGGCCGGGGCGCGCAACTCGACGCCGTGACCCGCTGCTATCGCGGGCTCGTGGAGGAGATCACCGTCGACATGCAGGCAGGCGAGTCCGTGGCCCTGCCCGGTGATGCGCCCTGGACATCCATGATCGAGCGCTTCCTGGCCGAACGCTGTACCGTGGCCCCGGGGCTGTGGGTGCAGGCCGGCAAGCTCTACGCCGCCTTCGAGACCTGGGCGCACGAGAAGAGCATCGACAACCTGCCGTCGTCCATCGCCTTCGGCCGCGTCCTGCGCCGCCGCTTCACCCAGCACAAGGCCAACGTCTACCGCTGGCAGGGCCTGACCCTGGCCGAAACCGCCGACCATCCCGCGCCCGCCGCCGCCAAGGGGGTGATGCAATGATCACCGAACGCGACATTGCCTACGTGGATCGGCTCGCTCCGGTGGCCCAGCTCCTGGAGCTGCTTGGGGATGCGTTCGACTGTACCGGCGACGCGGCCGGACGGGCAGTGCGCCGTCCCGAGGTTTTCGAGACCATGGCCGGGGACGTGTGGGAAGTGTTCCACTATCTCCGTACCCGACTGGCGGACGAAGCCGGAAACCTTGTGGTCCGGGACTGGCCGGAGACGTATTTCGAGGAACTGGCCGCCATGGCCAGGGAACACCGGGCCTAGATGGGAAGCCCCGGCCCGGTCGGCAGGCCGGGCCGGGGAGAGATATTACCAGTCCAACAATTGTATTTTCAATTGAGAGGAGGGCTTCAACTTCCCGTCTTCAGCTATTTCAAAACATAAAGCTTTTTTGTTGCCAACTTGAAACAGGACATTGGCAGGAGCGTTGAGCTTTCTGGATATATGTTGAAGCGAGAAAATGAATGATTTGACAGCCTCGTTCTCATTGTCGAAATTGTTTAGGACACCTCTCCATCCTGTTTCTACAATATCTACCTTTTCCATTTGCAATTCATTAAGCTCTGCATAGTAGCTGTCTCTCGTTCCATTATCTGCATTTGGTAAATCTATTGTAAGCATAATTTGATAATTCATAGTATCTCCTGATTGGCTGTGTTGCGCTGTTTATGAAATATGCTGCTTTGATGCTTTCCGCTTTGCTCATAAAGATGCTTTTATACACACTATGCCACATCTTTTATGTGCCAATAGTTTGTCTATCCGTGTCCTGCTGCCGACCTTTTGTGTCGTAGTATATTTTCATCGGCCATGGTCATGCCCGCCAGTAGGGCAAGAACGGGGAGCCGGCAGTAGCCCAACGGGCAATGGTTATTGAAACCCTCCCTAACTCTCATCCAGGATCCCCATGTACGGGGAAGAATCGAGATCCGGGACCCCGACTCCGGAATAGAGGTGCAGAAAGCTCGATTGCAGAGCCTCGGCAAACGGCGTGTCAAGCACTGCAAATTTTTCGTATTTCTCTTCGAGTTCCGCGAGAGGCACGCTTTGCAGCTGGAGAAAATCACAGTAGAGGTTCGGCATGTCAAGAAAGCCGGGAAGGAACCAGTAACGGCCTTCCGGAGGCCCCTTGCGCAATGGGTGACAGAACAATCTCCCTCGTTTTGTTGCATCCTTCAATTCCGAAGCATTGCGTATGACGGCCTTGGGCTCGACGGTGCCCGCAAGCAGGACCGAATCGGCCTTTGGCCCCGTGCCCCCGTGCGGGGCCAAGTGGCAACGTGGGGTCAGGATGACGAACCACCTTCCGCTCGATTCCTCCCTGAGAATCTGCCCGAGTGTCAGATGATCCTCAAATGGCGGGTAGACATAATACTCGATGCCCATCACTCGGCTGAGGTTGCCACCATCCTCCCGGCGTTCACTACCATCCTCCCGGCAGATGCACCCGCCATCCAGCATCTGGGACACCCTCCGTCGTACAAGGCGCTCCAGCCTGTCCCTGTTGCCAGTGATCGACTCTCCGAGTTTCTCCCAGTTTTTCTCCAAGAATTCCCAAAGATAGTTGGAGCTGGAACTGTAGATGTCATCGAAAAGGCGGCTGCCAATTTTGGGAATCCCGGTCTGGATTATTTCCCTTACGACCGACTCGACAGTGCCGTCACTTGACCTGTCAGCAAAACGTACGAATGTTGTTTCCTTGAGATTTTGCGGTTTCTTTCCAGAACTGCACACGACAACAGGGCAAAAGTACCTTGAAGTCACGGCCTTGACGATATTGAGCCCTGAAGATGGTCCGATATTTATGGTATCCTTGTAGACATCCGTCACCACAATATCGTACCGAGTCTGCTTCAACAGACAGAGTGCCTTGTCAAAATCCTTTTCCGTAGTCCATGTCAGAGTATAATCCTCTACATGCAGATTGTCTTCGAATGATTCCTTCAAGACCTTCAAATTGTCCTCATCATCATCAATGATCAGACCGGAAAGAACCATGCTGCTGCTCATCTCCCGACACTCCTCTCGAATCTTGCCTCGAAGCAGGCTCCGGGAAGTGGGCCATCCGTGCGGTACAGGAGCCTGCCGTAGGGCTCGATGACCAAGCTTGCAATGTACAGCCCAAGTCCCATGCCGTTCTCCTTGGTGGTGTAGTAGGAGTCGAAGATCCGCTTGACATCCTCCTCGGGCACGCCAGGGCCATCATCCGCCACCATGATGCGGAATCCATTCTCGATGTCCTCAAGCCTGATCTGGAGATGCCCCCCTTTTTCATTCCCCTTCTCGTCGCGGATCCAGTAGATGCTGTTGTCAATGAGGTTCGAGAGAACCTGTCCCAGGACGGAGCGCGACATCCTGACCTGCACCGGTACGCCGGGATCCGGCACGTCCAGGGATATTCCCTGCTTCTGGATGAGGGAGTCGAACAGTCCCAGGGTTTCCCGGAGCTCGTCCCGTACGTCGAAGGAGGTTGTCCTGCCTCGCTTTGCCGGAGTCTGCGGGTCCAGCCGCTCCCTGAGACCATGGATCTCAGCACTCCATGCCTTGATTCTGTCGAACCGGTCAGGCCAGTCCTCTTTTGCTCTGGCGACCTCCTGGATCTCGCGGGCCGGGTCATGCTTGCCAAGGCATTCCAGCATGCGTTTTTCCAGTGCCGCCAGTCCTCGGTTGATTTTGCCGAGTGGAGCCCCGATCTCGTGGATCACCTGATCGACCATCTGCCCGAGTCCCGAAAGCATGAGCAGGCGGGAATACACCTCCTGCACGCGGCAGGTTTCCCTTCGCATCCGCTTCTCGGCCTCGTCGAGCATGATCACAACGCGATGATTCGATCCCAGCATGGCGGCAGCCTGACTTCTCTCCTCTTCCAGGCAGAACCCCTCGAAAAGAGGTTGCGCTGGGGCATCCTCAGCCTCTCGGGGTTTTAATGCATAACGCTTCTCCTCGATGATGGTGAGGATCTTCTTGAACCAGTCATCAAGGTCCTCGAACTCCCGGTTGTGAACGAGCCCCTCCCGGGTACTCCTGTCGACCAGATCCTTGTTCACATCGCTGCTGATCCGGATCGCCGCCACAATCTGGTTGTTGGCGAGACTGCGTGTCGGGTTCTGCCTGCTGCGATTGTCCAGGCGGAGCCAGTCGTCGCCCGCTTGGCCGTAGGGATAGACCCGGAAGCCGTCCCTGTAGATGCTCACGCCGCAGAACTCATTCAGTGTCGTGCGCATTTTTTGGATGCCGATTCCAAGACGCTCCGCCAGAGGTTTCAGGCTTGCAGTATCCCGGTCCCAGGCCCGGATGTCCACGGAAAACGGACCGCAGGAAGGAGCCAAATCCCTTGTCGCAATCCTCCTTTTGTCGATCACCTCCTGTGTCCCTCCCGCTGCAAGTTCACCGGAAAAAAGACCTTCCACATCGAGTCCTCCGGTAAGCCGGTAAAGCGGAGCCAACAGCAGTTCCGGCGGTTCCACCCTGCCGGACAGCTCTGGATAGCCGGGAATCTCAAGCCTGATCTCAAAATCAAGGATCTCATTGAAGGGAGAGACAAGCCTTCCCAGGCGAGAACGCAACTCAACGTAATCACCCTGGGTCCATTCCTTGCGGACATCGCCGATCGTCAGTCGTGTGCCAGTCCCGAACCCGGCCTTCTCCATGGTCTCATATTCAATCTCGACATCCTCGAGATAGCTGCTGTCGTCGAAGGCTCCCCAGTTGGTCAGGACAAGGACTCCAGTGCCTTCATTCCGGGGAACGCTCTCCAGGAGCAGCGTCCCGCCGAGTCTGGCTGCGGCGAAGCGGCCGATGCCCTTTGCCCCCTGATATATCCTGCTGCCTGGCGACAACCTCGTCAGCTTTTTCGTGATGGCACCCGGCTCGAACCATGCCCCGAGGACCGTCGCGACATCCATTCCATGTCCATCATCCTGGACGATGATGTTCTCGGGGTGTGACGGGTCATCTCCCGTGAATATCACTTCGGCGAAGGTGGCATCGGCGTCGTAGGCGTTCTTGACCAGTTCGACCAGGGCTACCGGCTCGTCACTGATGAGCTCCTCGCCGAGTAGCCTGATGAGCCGCGCCCGCGGGTGCATTCTTACCTTTCCCGTTTGAGGCGTTGCAGTCATCCTTTTCCATCCTTGTGTCTCTTCGAGGTTGACAGGTTCTTTGAAAAATCCCTAGCACTTGAAAACATGGATGGGAAGGCGGGAAACGGGAAGCTGCGTGCTCACCGTGGGGATATCATGTCCCCCGAGAAGCGCAGCATGGTCATGTCCCATATCCGGGGCAAATGGACCGGTCCGGAAAGGGTCATGGCCGAAGCCTTCATGGAGAAGTGTCTGGACTTCGAGGCCCATGTCCGTGACCTGCCAGGGAGACCCGACTTCGTCTTCCGTGAGGCACATGTCGCGGTGTTCGTAGATGGGGACTTCTGGCATGGTTGGAGGTTCCCCCAGTGGCAGCACAAGCTGTCAGCCACATGGGAAGACAAGATCCAGAAGAACCGCCTCAGGGATCGGCGTAACCATAGGGCTCTGCGCCGGAAGGGTTGGAAGGTCGTCAGGATATGGGAGCACCAGCTTGCCAATGACCCCAGTGCCTGCGTCACCAGAATATTTGCGGCCCTGGAGCCTCCTGCTTGATTTCCCCTGCCGGGACTATGGCGGCCCAGCCTGAAACCTGGTAGGCATGCTCCATGCCAATTCGCGTATTGGACATGTTCTGCGGCGGGGGAGGGAGCAGCTACGGTGCCCGAATGGCCGGGGCCGAGATTGCCTGCGGTATCGATTGCTGGGATCTGGCGGTCCAGGTATATTCAGACAACTTCGCCGGCCGATGTGTCCAGGAGGAGGTTGGAGAATCGAGCGATCCCGGAAGAGTTTCATCCTACGGTCCCTTTGATATGGTCTTAGCCTCGCCCGAATGCACGAGCCACACATGCGCCCGCGGAAACCGCCCTCCGTCCGACAAGAGCCGCATGACAGCGATGCATGTGTTGAAGTATCTCCGCTACTTCCGACCAAGATGGGCCGTAGTGGAGAATGTCATACACATGAAGTCCTGGGAGAGATATCAGGAGCTCCTGGCCTCGCTCGAGGCGTTGGGCTATCATGTCCGACCGCAGGTACTTGATGCCTCTCTGTTCGGGGTGCCGCAGAAGCGGAATCGGTTGTTCCTTCTCTGCGACCGTGAGCGGATGCCAGAAGCCGTCAGTGTCCCAGACACGGTCATCCCAGCGGCCAAGGATATCCTGGACCCTCCTGGGAGTTGGAAGTCCAGGCCCCTTGCCGAGTGCGTCCCTGCCACGCGCAGAAAGGCATCCTGCGGTATCCGCATCCTGGGACCTGGTCAGGATTTCCTCGTCGTCTACTACGGATCAGATGCGGCAGGTGGATGGCAGCCCCTTGACCGGCCGCTCCGGACCCTGACCACACTGGATCGTTTCGGTCTTGTCCATTGGGAGGAAGGCGTTCCCTTTCTGAGAATGCTCCAGGTCCCCGAACTGAAGCGGGCGATGGGATTAGGGAATGATTTCATCCTGGACAAAGGGAGCAGGAGAGACCGGGTCAAGATCTGTGGAAACGGGGTCTGCCCCCCTGTCATGCGGCATATTGTCTGCACCCTCGCCGCTGATCAGCTTGGGGCCTGATCCGTAGAGCCGTTTCCTGTTCAGGGGATGTCAGTGCCGGAAGAGGCAAGACGTGCACTGGCATTCTGATTGCGTAGACAGGCTGCATGTCATCCCGCTTTGACCGTGGGCAGCTCGTCCCAGGCCGTAGTGTAGCGGGGCGATCGCTTGGCCTGCCGCATCTTCCAGGGCTGTTCGAGCCCGCAGGCGGCCAAGCGCAGGGTGTCCCGGCCAAAACGGGCGTTGATCGCATCCATGGCGATCATAAGGCGGTCGCCTTTGCCGCCGTCCGCAGGCGTGGGCTCCAGTAACGAAAGCTGGCGATTTCCCTGCCGCTCCAGGCCCGAGAGCATCACGCCGATCTTTTTGTAGCGGAAACCGGTACGAAAGATGCCCGCCAGCACCGGCAAGGCGTGTTTCAGAATGCCGCCCGTGTGGGCCGTTGCCACCGGCAGGGCCGCAAAGGCGGAATTGGCGTACTGTGGCTCGCCTTCGATAAACGTGTTTGTCTGGACCCAGACCGTGACGCCGTTGGCGACCAGGCGTTCGGATCGAATCCTTTCCACCGCCCGGCTCACATGCATGGCCAGGGCTTCGCGCATATCCTCCAGGGAGACGACCGGCCGCCCGAACGACCGGGACGACACGGCGGACTTCCGCGCCTGAACGATTTCTTCCAGCGCAAGACATGGCAGGCCGCGCAATTCAAGCTGCGTATGCAGACCGCCTACCGTCATCTTCCTTTTGACCCAATCCCGAGGTAGATCCCGGAACTGTCTGGCGTTGACCACGCCGTACCGTGCCAGCATAGCCGCATAACGCCGGCCGATGCCCCACACGTCTTCCACAGGAAACCGCTCCAGCAGGGCGTCAGGGTCGGGGCAGGATGCGAAATGGAAAACGCCGCCGTGGCTTGCGTCCTTTTTGGCCGTACGGTTGGCCACCTTGGCCAGGGTTTTGGTGGGGCCGATGCCGACCGAAACGGGAATGCCCGTCCACTTTCCCACCGTCTCCCGGATATGCCGGCTGTAGTCGACGACGTCCCGGGGCATGCCGGCCAAGTCAAGGAACGCTTCGTCGATGGAATAGACCTCCAGGTTCGGCGTGAACCGTGCCAGGGTCGACATGACCCGCGAGGACAGGTCGCCATAGAGCGTATAATTCGAGGAAAAGACGGCGACGTTGTAGCGCTTGAACAAGGCGCGGCATTGAAAGGCCGGCTTTCCCATGCCGATGCCAAGAGCCTTGGCTTCGGCGGACTGGGCGACCACGCAACCGTCGTTGTTCGAGAGGACAACGATGGGGCGCCCTGTCAGGGACGGGACAAAGACGCGCTCGCAGGAAGCGTAAAACGAATTGCAGTCCACCAGGGCAAAGCAGGACATGCCTAGCCCGCCTTGTGAATGACATAGGTGACCACGCCCCAAACCATGAGCGAGGATTCGGCCGGCACCTCGATAGGCGCATAATCGGGATTTTCCGGGACGAGAAAAATTTTGCCGTGTTGTCGGCGTAACCGCTTGACGGTGAGATCGCCGTCAAGGGCGGCGACAACAATGCTGTCGTTTCGTGGCTCCAGAGCCCGGTCCACAATGAGGATATCGCCGTCGCTGACGCCTGCGTCGCGCATGGATTCGCCGGCCACGCGCACGAAGTACGTGGCCGCCTTGTGGCGGATAAGAAGATCGTTCAGGTCGAGTTTGCGGTCGATGTAATCCTCGGCCGGACTTGGGAATCCGGCCGTCACCGGCGACAGATACAACGGCAGCGGCAACCGGGACCGGCCGTCCACGGGCAGGATGGAGAGGAACGCGCACATGGCTCCCTCATAGCGGCAAGCCGGGCGCGTTGTCCATAATAATAAACAATACTAAATTTGTATAAACGCTGGGATGTCTGCCCAGGAGCATAGGGGCAGGGCGGCCTACTTTGGCGTGGAGGCCGGCGCGCTGTTGCCTGGGGCGGTATCACGGTCTTCTTTTCCGCGATATCGCCCCTTGTCGTCGTAGACTCGCCCTTGCTCGTCTTTCCGTGCCCGGATCTGGCCTTTCGCGTTGCCATATCGCCCGGCAGCGTCCTTCTTGCCGACGTACTGACCCTTTGCATTGTAATACTGCGTGTCCCCGGCCAGGGCCGTGCCGGCTGCTATCGCGAGGACAATCGCTGTCAGGATGATGCCACACAGGTTGCGTCTCATGCTTCGCCTCCTACGCCGCGCGGAACTTGGGCAGTTGTGGCGCCCGCTCCACTTCGGCATGGATCACATATCCCAGGACGCGCAGGGCTTCCTCAAGTTGTTCCCACTTTGACTTGTGGTCGATATCGAGTAGCCGCCGGATGGCCTTAGGGTCCGTCTTGAGGCGTTCGGCCAGAGCGACTTGCGTCACCCCCTGGTCGACCATGGCATTATGAATCGCCACTTTGGCGACCACCATGGGTGGCAGGTCGATGGAATCGCCCGACCGGACCGCGCGCTTCGGAAAAGGAATGGGGTCCTTGTCGAGGATCTTTTGCGCGCACACGGTCAGGGCCGCGTCCAACACCATACCCAGGGCCTCCTGCCGGTCCTTCCCGAACGAAAAGACACCCGGGAAATCGGGCAACTCGGAGAGGAATCCTCCTCCCTCGGCCGGAGTCAAGGTCACGCGATAGCGCATTACAGCACCTCCTTCGGGTCCAGGCCAAGCTGCCGGCAGACCATTTTGCAGTAATCCGGGCTCAGGTCCTCGCCGTGGAACATCACCGGAGCCTGCTTGCCGGCGAAATGCGCCATGTAATGGCTGCCGCTCCGGCGGGGCTTGGTGAATGTCACCCCGGATTCACGAAGTTTTTTCATGAACTGCTTGGCTTTCATGTGAGAAGAAATAGGTCACTTATGACCTATTGTCAACCGGGATTATGTGTCCATTTTTCGAATTTTTCTGTCCTCGAAGCCGCATCGTCGGTCTGCTACCCTAAAAAATTTGTTCCATCGTAAAAAACTGTCCACGCTTTCCAAATTTTCCGACGTTTCCACGACGTGAGGCCCTGTACAATTTATTCATGGGCCATGAGCGCCAACTCCGGAACCCTTATTGAACGTGATGCCTCCATCCTGGCGGAGGCCTACACCGTTGCGGAGCTCCGGGAACGTCTTGATTTGTGGAAGCAGGCCGAGATGGCCGTGGCCACCAGCCAATCCTACACCCTCGCCGGCCGGGCACTGACCCGGGCCGACGCAGCAGAAATCCGCAGTTTTCTTCTCGTTTATGCCCGTGCCGTCCGGTTGGCCGAGGCTGCCGCCTCGGCCAACCGGACAAGCTCGCGGTTCGTCACCGCCCGTATCACCGGAGGTCTGGCCGATCATGGCTAACGCTCCGGCCCGCCATCTGGCTTCGGGGGCCACTGCCGTCCGTCCGCATCGCGCCCGTCCTGTTCGTCGTGTCGCCGCCGGTCATGTCGGCACCATGGCCGGCTGGAATCCAACCAGGCTTCCGGCCGGTTATGGTGCCACTGATCGGCAGACGGTACTTTCCCGCGCCGAGGATCTGGCGGCCAACGACGGGCACGCCCAAAGCCTGATCGACACCAAGACCCTCAACATCACCGGATGGGGACTGGCCCCGCAAAGTCGGCTGCGTGCGGTTGATCTGGATATTTCACCCGAGGATGCACGCCGCATCGCCCGTGACCAGGAACGCGCCTTCCGACGCTGGTGCCGCGAGGCCCATGCCGGCGGGCAGATGCATTTTTTTGATATTCAGGGACTGGCCATCCGCGAGGCCATCCGCTGCGGTGAATACCTTTTCCTGGCCAGGATGCTCGACGACCCTGCGCGGCGTTTCTCTTTTGCTCTCCAGGAGGTGCACCCGGAACGGCTCTGTTCGCCCCCGGACCGGATTGATGACGGGACACTACGCGACGGCGTCGAGGTCGATCCGGGCACGGGTGCGCCGGTCCGGTACCACATCAAGAATCCCAGCGATGGATTTGAGATAGAAAACTGGAAGACGGTCGAGGCCAAGCGTGGGCATCGCCAGCTTGTTTTCCACGGCTACCGCTACAACCGTTCCGAGCAGTGGCGGGGCGAACCGGCCCTGGCGTCCGTCATCAAGCTGTTCAAGGACAAGTACGATTTCCTGGACTATGAGGTCATCGCCCAGATCCTGACGTCGTCCATCCCCGTGGCTATCCAGACCACCATGGGGACATCCGGCGAAGGCTATGATCCCAAAATGAACCGGTATTATCAGTGCGTCAGCCCAGGCCAATTTTTGTATCTCAACGAGGGCGAGGCGGCCAACGTGCTGCAAAGCAACCGGCCGGGCAACAACTTTGCCGATTTTTTCCGCCTCATCCTACGCACCATCGGTGCTTCGGCCGGTGTCCCCTACGAACAGCTGCTCAAAGACTACAGCCAGACGAACTACTCCTCGGCCCGGGCCGCGCTGCTGGAATTCTGGCGGGTCTGCACCGAGTACCGCAACTGGTTCATTCGCCAATTCTGCGACCCCACCTGGGCCATGGTTCAGGAGGAGGCTCTGTTGCGCGGGTACTGGACCATTCCGGGCGGTATAGGCGGTATAGACCGCTTTTACGAGGATATGGACCTGTGGACCGCCGTATGGTGGGCACCGCCGCCGCGCGGCTACGTGGACCCGCTCAAGGAGATGCAGGCCAATGAGCTGGCACTCCGCATCGGCGTGATGTCCCATTCTGATGTCATCGGTGAGCAGGGCCGTGACGCCGAGGAAGTCTTCGATCAGATCGCCGCCGACCGCCAGGATATGGCCGATCGTGGATTGGAATTTTCCCTGGGGGGCACGACGGAATCCACACCGGACCAGGGCGTTCCCCCGGATGAGCCTCCGGCCGGAGGTTTTCTGGCGTCCGGTCAAGCAGGGGAGGTGCGTCCATGATTCCGGCCATGTGGTTCATGGAAGCCACGGCCCTGGATCGGTGGCTGCGCCAGACGTCCGAGCGGATGCGCTTGGGGAATGCGGTATTTCTGGATTGGGATCCTCGGCAGACTCGTCCCTATGAGCTGCTCGACGGTGGCATCGCCGTCATTCCCATTTCGGGGGCGCTTTCCAAGGCCGATCGCTGGTGGTCCATGGGCAGCAGCTATGCGTCCATAGGCAATCAGGTGCGCCAAGCCGTGGACGACGCTTCGGTGCGCGCCATTCTCCTCGACGTCGATAGCCCCGGCGGCGATGCGTCCGGCGTTCAGGAGTTATCGACCGTCATCGCCGCAGCTGATGCGACCAAGCCGGTCTACGCCTGGGCCGATGGCCAATGCTGTTCGGCCGCTTATTGGCTCGCTTCGACCGCCCGCATTCTGGCCGTCAACCCGACGACTGAGGTTGGATCCATCGGCGTGGTGGGGGTGCACTGCGAGATTTCCCAGGCCGCCAAATCGGCCGGCTACAAATTTACCGTCATCCGCGCCGGCAAGGAAAAGGCCTACGGCAACAGCTACGAGCCGCTGTCCCCCGAGGCTCTCGCCTCCATCCAATCCCGGTTTGACGGGCTGTATGCGCTTTTCACTCAAGGGGTGGCCGCTCATCGCGGGCTCGACGCCACCCAGGCCGGGCAGTGGGCCGAAGGCAAGGTGTTTCTGGCACAGGCGGGCCTGGATGCCGGCCTGATCGACCGCATACAAAACAGGGACGAATTTTGTGCGTCCATCCGGGAGGATACCATGGACAAAACCACGCTGCAGACGCAGCACCCCGACCTTTACCAGTCCGTGCTGGCCGAGGGGAAACAGGCCGCTGCAACCGAAACGGCCCCCGCCTTGGAAACTGCCAAGGCCGAGGCTGCCACGGCCGAGCGCCAAAAGGTGTTGGCCCTGGCCGGGGCGCTCGGCGGGGACGATCTCAAGGGGCGGTTGGAAAAGGCCTTGTCCGCCGGCCTGACCGGCGAAGCCCTGACCCAGGCTGCCGCCATCATGGGTGTCGATCCTGGCAAGCCGGCGCCGGAAGGGAAGGATCCCAACGCGGCCATGTTGGCCGCGTTGCAGGGGCTGGATCCCGGCGGCGTGGCCCCGGGGGCTGGCAAACCTCATGGACCGTCCAGCAGTGCCAACGCGCTGGTTGACTTTGTCAGCAAGAAATTCGGAGGCGCCACGAAATGACCACCATCCTCACCGAACGCAACCGACTGCCGGACATCGTCCGACAGGAATTGGACGGATTTTCCCGCGAGACGGTGACCTTTACCGCCTCGGCCATTCCCCTGTGTGCGGTGGTCGGCTGCGTCACCAAGGGCGCGCCGGTGGCCGCTGCGGATGCCGGCAACGCGGGCAACGGGGTCATCTCCGGTCTGGCTCTGGGCGATCAGGCAGAGTCCGGTGTCTACTCTTTGGAGTGCACCGTGGCCGGAGGCTCCAACGCCGGAACCTTCGCCGTATTCACTCCCGAGGGGCTGCGTCTCAAGGACGCCGTGGTTGGCAAGGCCTAC